GTGGCTTATCAATATAAAAAGGAATACCAAAAAGCACTTGATGCTTACAAAAGATTGTCAGTTTTAGATAGAAATAACCCTGAAATTTATTACGGAATAGGATTAATTTATGCTTCTTCATTAATAGATTTTGAGTTATCATTAGAAAATATGTGCAAGGCTTACAATTTATATGTAGAGCAAAAATCACCTTATAGAACAGACGCTGAAAAGTTAATTAACGCGCTTTATGTCGAAATGAAAAAACAAGGAAAAGAAAAGAAATTCAATGAAATCTTAAAAGAAAATAAAATCAGTTTTGATTAAAATTTCAATACCCCTTCAACCATTTCAATTTCGAATATCTTACTCTCGAATCTCTGATTCTTACATTTCTCAAACCAATCATGTAGAAAAGCGAATTAATTCTAGATCCAACTTTACTTACTTTTCCGATTTGCCAAGTGAGATAGAAGTAATGAATTCCATTTTTGTTTTGAAAAATAATTTCACGCGATAAATAGCTAGGTAAAGAAGACAAAATAGCATCTGGATTGTCTCCTAAATAAGCAATGTTTCGGTGCGCTTTTTGCCAATTTCCATTCGTGCCTTTTCCCATGTTGTACTCGCTCAAATCTTTTGAATCGCGACGAATTATTCGTTTGGTTTTTCTCCAATTTTCATATTCAACTGTTCGACACAACTTACATCCTTTACCACAACTATTAACAGAATTAGTTTCTTTAGCTTCTGCTTGGGTTATGATTTCCACATCAAAATAAGTGCTTTGCGTGCCCGCTTCAGATAAATCAAGTAATTCAAGATTTTTATCTGGATTAAGGTCATGACCTTTCCAATCGTATTTATTGAACGCATATTTCGAAAGTTCTTCATCCCAAGGATAATACCAAGCGATTATTTTATACTTCCCAGGTGCTAATTTTGGGATTTCGTAAGTTGAATTGATGTGTCTGGGTGCATTTTTTGTATCATTAAAGAAAAAGGGAATTGTTATGGATTCATTTGGTTCCAATCGATTAAAACTGACGTAACCTTTCACACTTGTGTCCATTGAAATCACCCTTGATTCACGGTGAACTTCCTTATAAAAGTTGTTTTCATCCACTTTGTACCACGAAAAGTAAATCAATTTTAATCCTTTCGATTGATTTCCAGGAATTAGAATTGAATGATCAATCCCGGTACAATTTTTTAGGGTAACATTAATCTGAACCAATTCAGAAGTTGTAAATTTCGTTTTCGAAGCACTGATTTCTAAGGTTAGGTAAACTGGGCGAAGATCAGCTTTTACTGAAAAACTAATTGCGAAAATCAGTAATAGCAAGAAATAGTTGGTTTTAATCATATGGCAATTCCCTTGAAAAATCGTTGATTTCGTTAATATCTTCCCACGATCGTCCATTCAATAAATCTACTTCGCTATCTGAGTAAATTAGAAATTGAAATGATTTTTCATACGAACTTGAGCTTGCAATCGCCACACAATTCGAATAAGGGGCAATTGTTATCGGACGTGAATGACGAACTTTGTTGAATGTTTCTAAGGGTTCTACATTTTTTGATTGAGGTAAAATATAAATAAACGATTGAAGTAAAGGAAAATGGGTTTGAATGAACTTCTGGGTGTAAAATCCTTCTACTTTTAAATCCCAATTATGGTAACCGCTTTCAGATTTTAAATTACTGATTTTCCAACCATTTTTTTCAAAGGCAGTAACGACTTCCCTTACGTATTTATCCATTGTATCTCTTTTTTCAAGTCCTGTCAAATAAACACTTGGCAATCGAAAACTAATCACTTGACTTGTAATTTGATGGTTTGGAAATGGGAAAGGTGCATATTTTGACCAAGTATCAAACAAATACATGTAATAGGTTGCGATTGAATCTACTTGTTTTTTTGTGTAATATAATTGTGTTTCATTTGGCGAAACGTATTGACTCAAGTTGTTGTAAATAAAACTTACAAACAGTTCTCTTTCGTCTTTTGAAAGTTCTTCGAAGTTTCGTTTTTTGGCAGGTAATTCACCTGGCATTTTTTTCGGACAGCCGTTTTCGTAGTATTGTGCAAAAATCAATTTACCAGTTTTATCAAAGCGTTTACACCAGCCATTTCTTAGGTTGTTGGTGTAATAATATTCTTGTAATAACACTCCTGTACTATCAAATTGCTCTGATTTACTATCCAATTTTCCATTCAATGTACGGACAGTACTTTTGAATTTACCATTGAAATAGTAAGTTTCTTCCAATCGAGTTTCATTCAATTGGTAAATGTACTTTTTCGGATTTCCATTCGACCAGTAGTCAAAATATTCAAAATGCTCGTTTTCAGGTCGTGTTCTTTTTGTCAAAGATGAAATAAGAACTCCAGATTCGTTCCATTTTTTATTGGAAATTACTTCGTCCATTTCGATTTTGGTTTTCAGGTGAATTTCTTCCATTTTTCCATTTTGGAAATAGCTCACATAAGTGGTATCTGACTTTCTGTTATTGTTTAAATATGATTTCAATTGACCGTTGGGATACCAATTTTTCTCTGAACCTTGTTCTTTCGAGTTGTAAACTAACTCAAGATGCTGTATCAAAGTGCCGTTGTCTGCCCATTTTTTTTCAAAACCCCTTCCTTTACGGTCAATGAAGCGTTCCAAAACAAGTAAACCGGCTTCATTCCATTCTTTTTTGTTGGGGTGAAAAATGAAATTTGAAAGCGTGTCATAAACGTATTCGAAACGTGGTTTCCCGCTATCGTACCAGCCTTTCCAGGTGCCAACTTTCATGTTGCGCTGGTAATGTTGCTCCTCGTATTTGTTTCCAGTAAAACTATAGATTACCCAATTCCCATCGGGATCTCCATCTTTGTAGTATCCTTTTGTTTTTAATTTGCCATTGTGATGGTAATCTTCATACAAGCCTTCCCTTGATGAATGTTCATGTCCACCGTTTAGAATCATTTTGTGAGTCGTTTTCGACTTCAAAACTCCAGCATCATCGTATTCTAGTGCCAAACCAAAAGGAACACGTAAAGTTGTGTAACCATCGTAATCAATTGTGTGAGGTGGATAATCCTTGATGTCGTATTCATTGATTTCAGTCAATCTCGCAAAGGCGTTGAAATTTACAAATCGTACTTTACCATTGAAGTGATAATCGGTGTATTTTTCACAGCGACGTTTGTTTTTGTCCCAATAATAAATATTTGTTTGTTTGCGATTACCATTTGGCCAAAATTGTTCCATTGTTGCAATGACAGAATCGCGCGTATTCCAAGTGGGATTGACTTTCGTTTTTGAACTTCCACTTTCGTAATTTAATATTTCTTCTACCAATTTTCCGTCTTGAAAGGTGCGTTTTTCAAAGATGCGATTATCATTGTATTTTGTTTCGCATGTTCCATTCAACGGCGTTTTCATATCCGTTTCATAGTAAATAGAAAAAAGAAAATTCCCTCCTTTTTTGTTTTGATACTTGAATTCACAATTAGTTTGTGCGAAAGTCAAAAGTGGAAAAAGTAGAATTAATAGTTTAAGAAAATTCATAATCTAAAGATAGGTAAATTGCTTATCAAAAATTACACCTAAATTTAGAAAAGGTTCAAAATCTTATTTGATGTTTTTCAAATCTTGAAATCTAATGATTGTCATTATTTCAACAAAATTGCTGTTGATTCTATAATATATTGTGTCAACGCCACAAGGACATTTTCTATAACCCGGTTTTATATAGTCAACAGATTCAAAAGCAAGAGGGCGTTTAGCTATCAATTCAAATTGAACAAAAAATGCCTCGAAATATAAATCAGCTTGTTTGATTCCAAAATTATCAACACCATAATGATGTATTCTAATTAAATCGTCTTTTGCAACATTGCTTAACCTAAATTCAGTCATTCAATAGTTCTTTGGATTGCTTTAATATATCTGCTTTACTGTCGCGAGTAAATCCACTCGCTTCAGCTAAATCAATTTTTTCACGAATCCAATCAATCTGCTTTTCTTGTTTACGAGCTTGTCTGATTAATTCATTCACTAATTCACTTTTACTAGCGTACTCTTTACTTGCAATTTGACTTTTCAACCATTCATCATTCGGTTCGGTGAAAGAAATACTTTGTCTTTTCATTTTGAATTAATTTTGGTGTAAATATACACCAATAACGCATCAAATTAGAATAGTTTCACTGAAAATTGATAACTTAACTTATTATTATCCTACTTTTGAACCAATCCTTACCTTAGCTGTACAATTGGTGCATCTTTCTATGAAAAATTTACTCCTCTTTCTCGCGATTATTTTCAACTTTCAAAGTACAGCGCAACAAGTATTAGACACTGTTTTTCATCCAATTTATGGAACAATTCAACTTTTAGAAGTGAAGCAAAAGCAATGGTATCCTGAAACCAAAGCTTTTATTTCAACTGCAAAAAACGCAGAGGAACTTAAAAATTTACCCATCTATGTTTTTCGAAATAATTTGGGTGAAGTCACAAAAACCTACAACGATTTTAACAATCTTGATAAGCGTCTTTTTACACGAGATTATCTTCACAAAGAAGAACCGATTGCTCATAAAATTAAGGCAAAAAACACTTCCAATAATATCGGAAACGATGATTCAGGTTACAATCAATTGTATCCAATTTATAACTGTCAATTCAATGATTATAAGGTTTGTTCGTCTTTTAAAGTGGGTTTGATTGACACAATAGGTAATTTGGTTTTTCCAATCGAATTTGACCATATTCAGTACATTGATTCGACATTTATCGTAAAAAAAGACAAATCATATTATTTGTACGACGCAACATTTAAACCTATAAACAACATCGCTTACGATTCAATTATTTATTCGGATTTTGTGCATAATCAATTGATTGTCAGAAAAGATGGTTTATATGGAATGATCAATCGATTTGGTAAAGAACAGCTTCCAATGAAATATAAAATAGTTCAAAAATCCCGTTATATGGTCGGGAATTATGAATTTCAAGCTGGAAATTTATATGGATTTATTTCGTGGGACAACAAACGTTATTTGGCTCCATTTTCGCCCGTTGCAGAAATTTATTCCCGCGATGGTTTTTTCGTTTATAAAGCTGCTAATGACTGGAATGTGATTGATTCCTCGGGTAAAAATGTACTTAAAACGAATTATCAAGTTTTCAATATCATTAATAGAAATCGCTTTGTTGTAGGTCCAAACTATCAAGAACGAGCTTTAGTTGATGCCAAAAACCAAATGATTTCTGATAAATTGTATCACGACATTTGGAAAATAGATGATTATACGTTGATGATTGGCTACGACGCTAGTATGAACGATGCATCCCAACTTGTCAAAAGTGCAAAGTGGCGATTAGTAGATATGAATTTTGATAAAGTAAGTACAGAAGTGTTTAAATCGATTCAGGTTTTAGACGAATACTTCTTGAAGGTTTACGATTTGAACAATCAATTAGCAGTTACTGATCACGATGGAAATCGTTTTCTTGATTTTGCGATTACTGACGTTTATAAATATGCTGATGGTGTATATAAATTGGTTGTGGAAGGAAAACACTTATTTATTGATCTTAAAAACCCTTCCAATCGTTCAAGTATTTACGACAATCTGATGTGTGTACGCGAAAATCGAATTTCTGTTCAAAAAGACGGTTTGTGGGGATTTATCGATTATGATTTTAGAGAAATTTGTCCGATCAAAGCAGACAGAATAACTTGTTTTGAAGATGGAATAGCAACCATCGAAATAAACAAACAATTCTACATAATGGACTCCACAGGGAAACTATTGTCACCTGAATATTTTGATTTTGCTGAAAATGTGAAGAATGGCTTTTGTCGAGTTGGACGTGATGGAAAATATGGCTTGTTGCACAAAAAAGGTTATTTCACAATTCCATTGATGTATGGAGAAAACAATTTTTTAGTGAATCAAAAAGGAAATTTCTATCTAAGTGTTCGACTTAAAAAAGACATTGGTAAATACGGAATCGTCAACCAATTTAATGAAATTGTCTATCCTTTTGTTTATGATAAATGTGTAGAGTTGAGTGTATACGCATCGATTGAACAAAAGCGAGTAGATGGTTTTTTTGCCTTTGCTCAGATTGAAAAAAGAACAACTTGGGAATATTATTATTTGAATTTTGACGACTCAAAAAGTCAATTGAAAATTCAAGAAAATCAAATGAAGGGTTTTAAAATTGTTGAAGGAGCGTGTCTAAAAAATGAAACCCAATTAACAAAATGTTCTGGGGTTATCAATTGGGATGGAAAGCAAATTATTCCTTCTATTTATGGAAATATCAAGCCCTTGAAAAACAATACGTTTACAGTTTATTCATTAACAGGTGGCGGAATTCTTGATATATTCGAAAAATTCAAAATACCAAAATTAGTAATTTCAAATGACCACAAAACACACACGTGGTCATTTGAAATTTAATTCACGGGTTCAACATCAATAAATCAGGCTTAAATATATCCCTAACGTCTGTGGAAGGCTCAAACGTGGAGTATTTGTCCTCCTGAGGTATCTTGATTATAACACCATTTGAAATGTCTTTAAATTCATTTTAAATACTTTTTAAAGACAAAAAAAGGGACTCGAAAGAATCCCTTTTTTTATGCAATCAATTATTTGTTCTTAAACAGCCTTAAATGGAGGCAATTCATACAATCTTACTGTTTGCGATTGAGTACCAACAAAGTGAATATTTCCATTAGTTTCAATTTTTACTTGAACGAATACAGTCCCAGCCCATATTGCAATCTGCATAGGTTCTGCAGGTCTAAAGCCATTCGGCAAGTTTCCTATTGTAGAATCAGGTGAAGGATCTTCCGCTGAGAAATGACCTTTCAAATGCACAAAACCAAGTGCATCTTTCATATACTTAGCTGAACCAAATTCACCCGGATACTCATCCAAAGAATCAGGTAAATCTTCCCACTCAGTATTTGGAAGTTTTTCTGCAATGACTTGAATTGCAGTTTTGATTTGTGTAACATTTGTATATCCTGTAGGAACTGTTCCAGACGATGCAATAATTTTGGCAACTCTTACTTGGTAAGCTTGATGCGTGATACCATCTTTATATATTTTAGAGCCATCAGGATCATTGGTTACATCAATCGTAAAGTATTTTGGAAAACCAAAAACATTAGCATAAGTCTGTCCAGGAAAGTAACAAATTTCTCCTCCAATTGAAATATAGCCCTCTGCTCTTGAATAGCTTGCTCCTCCTAAATGGGTCAATTCACATCCTGAAAGAATAACAGCCTCATTAGCTGAAACATCATTTACAATTGATGCAAGTCCTTTAAGAGCCAAGCGAATTGATTCATCTATAAAACGAAAATCGTTACTTCTTAATGGAAAACCTCCATTGGGGGTGGTGATTAATTTATTCATGGATTTTGATTTTTATGGGTAAACAATTATTTCTATAAAATCGCTATTGAAACCCGAATTTAAAGGCGAGAATTCATTATATGGGTATTCCTGAGTTGATCTAAAATCTATAAATGAATTGTTATAATGAACTATTGAAAATCTGCTTTGTGCGGAGGAATGCTGCTTAAAAAAATTTATATAAACTTTACCAATTGGAAAACTTCCATTCAGCCTATACATACCCACATCAATATAGCTAAATTCAACTGTACCAATTGTGTTTTCTAAAATCAAATTAAATGTTGGAGCAGATGTTCCAGATTGAGTTATTCTTGCCCTTAATACTTTAATTGGCGATGTTGGCACAGGCGCATTATCATAAATGGCCTTCAAAAGTGCATTTACTTCTGAAGCCTCAATTTGCTTTGAATTGTTATTGTAAATCGTTTCATCAATTAGTGCGAAAACTTCTTCTCTTGTTAGTGACATATATTTTAGTTAAAATCGTTAGAAAATGAATTGGAAAACGAACCCGATAAAGGAACATTTGTAGCTAATTGAATGCTTTCCGTTTGAAAAAAGGCAAACACTTTTTTATTGATAACCGTTGGAACTTCCAATACTGCAGGAATTTCCATAAGCGATTTTAGGCCATTCAAATGCATTAGATCAAATAGGGCTTCAATGCTTCCAGTGTGTTGAATTACTAAATCAATAAGTGATTGGCCATTTTTTACTGTTACTTGCATAATTCTACATTTTTCATTCTACATTATACATTTACAATGGAGTATTTCATTCCTGGTAATCGAAAGGTGTCAACGTCTCTTCGTAAAGCATCTTCATTGAAAACAAGAGCCACAGGAACTTCTACAATAAAGTCCTCAATATCGTCAATTTCAGAGTCGTTGAATAGGTAAATGTCTTCGCCATCAGGTAATAAATCAGCATCGTCGCCGTCTGGGTCATCAACATTCCACATATACAGGTTTTCGTTGTCTTCATTACTATTAAAAATGTAAGTGTTTTGTTCCTGCTCCACGTCGGCTATTCGAATCATCCTATCAGTTGGGTCGTGCTGATCATTGAGGTAGTGCTCTATGTAAATTTTGAGTTCATTAAATTTCAAACGATAATTTGTTGCATCATAAAGCGCAGTTGATTCTGTTTGAACTGTATCGATAGAAGCGGTCGCAATTGTGAGCCAGGCACTAATTAAAGTGCGTCGCAAAAGAATAGGCAACAACAACGTCGTGAGTAATATGAAATCAATATAAATCATGGTACCAGATAAGTGATTGTTGCAGAAAGTGGGAAATCTTCATCTATTTTGAAATACCCGGCATTCGGTGTAAAATAGTCATTGATTGCGGCGTAAGGAGTTAAACCATACTTCGAAGCAGCACTTTCAAATACAGGGTTTGAAACGCCAGTCGCCTGTTGGATTTTATCCGTTAGCTCAGTTACTGAAAAAACGCCGTTAAAGTTCAGCCCCTTACAATAAGCGTTGATCGCATCCTCTACAGGTTTAACTGATGGGTCTGAAAGGAGCTCGCCTGAGGCACTCATCACTAATGGGTTTATGTAAACTCTGTAATAGATTTTCAATAAATCTGCGGGTCTACTTACAATTGATAATTTCACTCCCGGTGGCTTCAAAAGTTTAATGTATTCAACAAATGGTACGAGTTCGTCTATGTCGTGTAATTTCTCAGGTACTCCTGAACCGTCAAGCTTTGCAACCTTCAGCACAACGATATTTCCAACTTCTGAGGCAGAGGCAAGTTTAACAATTTGCGTTTCTGTGTCAACTGTGGCATATTTATAAGCATCGTCCTGATAAACTAAATCATCACCCAATTGAAACTTTTTAGCATTTGCAACCAATGAAGGTAAATTCCAAGGTTTTAATTCGGATTCTTTTACAGCCATCCAAGTTTTGTGATCGTCGAAGATTTTTTCAAGTGTCCAAATGGAAACGGCAATTATGTAAAACAAAATCGCTTCAAAACTTACAATTGAAAATTCATCTTCAAACACCGCTCCCGGTGCAAGGTCATAATGCGCTTGAATGGTTTCATTGGCCATATAATTTGTGCGCAATTCCTGTGTTATATCGTTGAGTGCTCGTGCCATTTTTAATAATTTGCTTTGATTGAAATTTGATTAGTATTGTAAAGCTTCAGCTCGGTAATGGTCAACCCATCAGCGGCGAAGTTCTTTCTTATCTTGTGGCGCATCGCTAATAAGTCGGCGCCAAGTAACATGTCATTTATTCCAACGCCAACAGTTAGGTGCTCTTTCAATTCTCCTGGTTGCAATATGAGAAGCAGCGCTTTGTTTTGCTCCAAGGTTGAACCAATAGAAAAACCGCTAACAATTTTGCCTGAAGCATCACGTTTGATGTCAACTTTTAAGTCGCACAATTCAGAACCGTCGTTCGTGTCGTTTAATTGGATGCCGTAACCTTTCATTTTAAAAGAGATTTAAACTTGGTTTCAAACTGTGTTAAATTCGGAAGCATTGCAGGATTTGCCGTTGTTGGTGTGGCCACTCCAGCAGGATTAACATAAAGCACACTAAAATTCTGAAGTAATGATTTCAATTCACTGAAAACATCAACTAAGCTTACTTGATTGTTTTTAATCATTACTTTTTTATCCGTTGAATCAATCAAAACCTCCAAGCCATTTTGCTTGTAAGAAATGCTTTCTATTTCATCAATATGAATGATTGCTAAATCCTCTAATCCTTTTGTTAAAGAAATCATTCTTACTAATGTGCCTTTCTTAGGCGTTAGCAATAAGCAGTTTTCAGAGCCGTCGATGCTTGCCTTTAACCTTACATCAGGAATATCAATTGAGCCTCCAATGTTGCTAACTTTAACCGTACAAGAATCACCTTCAACCGAAACAACTTCGCCCAAAATCGGAAGGCTATAATCTCCTCCGGCTAATTGCTTCAGTAAGCGTTTTATTTCTGCGTGTTTACTCATAATCTAATTCCTAATTGTATGGTTCTACTTCCTCCTGCATCTGAAAAGTTTGTTTCAACACTTGTGCAATAGTAAAGTCCTGCTTTTGGATTCTCTCCTTTTTCATCTTTGTAATCGTCGTCGGCGAAGTCAATGCTATATGTTGGTTCGCAGTATGGAATTAACCATCCTGTAAATGAACCCTCGTAGCGATTGCCACTTCTTACGAGGAACTCATTTGCAACAATTTTATCTAAGTCACCTTGAGAGGTTGCGCTAACAGTTCTGGTAATTTTGTCGCCACCTTCAACTCCTGCTTTTGCAATCAGTTTTTTGCCATCCTTACCTGTACACTCGATGTTAATTTCTAACTTCTTATCCTCCGAACGCTTGTATTCCAATGAGGAACTTTCCACGTTCTTTTGCATTCTGTATTTGACTTGTCCACCCTTTTCAAAATAGGGCGCGTGAACGTGTAACTCCTTCAGCTCGGTGTTGAAGTAAATGTTTACTTTCAGTTCCTCTACCAATTTCAGCAGCACATCAAATGCCGTTGCTTTGTAAATTGTGAATTTCTCATACGTGAAATCAAAGTCGCAAACTACCTTGAAACTTTTGTCCACCTGATCTACCAGATATTGAACGATTAACTTCACCGGTGCAGGCTTAAATATTTTATCTTGGACAGATTTACGGAACACAAAAAGCGCATCCTCGCAGTTGATCACAAGCGCGTTTGAATTATTGGTGACGTCGGTAACGTAGCCCACAAACTCTGTTTTTAGATTGCTATCGTAGCCTAATTTAATTGTAACAGTTGTGCCACGATTAATTTTACTTTCAATGTTTAAAACGGTATTTAACACAGATTCGGGGAGCACAATTGTAGCAGTATCCACCAAGTTCTCAACTGACTTTTTAATGTTCACGGAAGCCAATAGCAACAATTTGAATTTCTTGCCATTATTATTGAATTGTATGTCGTAATTCAGTGCGTACATTAGTCTATTTCTAGTAAAAGTTCTGAAGTAAAATCGCTTAAACATTGTATTTCGTAGGCTTGAACGTTTTCGCCTTTCGTAAATGGAAAGGAAAAAGACTTCACGACCACATTATTAATTCCTAATAATTGTAAAGGCTCGCAGTACAATTGAATGCCCGCAGGATGTGTGCAAAATTCCTTAAGCGCTTGGAACTGATCTATAGGATAGCAGTCTTCAACGCTTCCTGTTTCTAGCGCTCCAATTGCTACACCTGTAATCGTTATTTCATAATCATCTTGACACCAGTGCTCTTTGACGGTTCCAATGAAGTTGGGCGCTTTTGCCACTTTGCGGGTTGCGATTGAATTTCCACCTGATATTGAAATCATTGGTTCGTATGGAAATTGATATGCCTGATTTGTTCCTGGTCGCATAAAGCTTAAAGGAAAGAAATGAGAGGAGAATGAATTTTTATCTGATTTCCAATTATTCAAATCCTTATAATCATTGTAGGCGATGTCAATCATTTCATCGCGTGTGCTTGTGCCAAAAAATGGAATCGGCAAAACAGGCAAAACACGTTTCGACAATTCATTTTGAACTGTAGCAAATCGGGGCAAGCTTTCGGCTACTTTAGAGCCAACCAATGAAGCGAATATGATTTGATTTTTATCCATTTTATCCTGCCGTTGTTACTGCCATACCTAAAGTGCGCAAAAGAGCATCGCCTACTTGTTGCTCTATTTGGTCGGCGCTGTTTTGTAAATCCGTAGCGCGTACCACTAAACTTTCCACCACATTCTTAAAATTTAAGTTGATTGTGGTTTGTTTTACTCCTCCAGTTGCAATTGCTTCGTTGGTGGATGCTCCCACACCTGTTTTACCACCTCCACCTGATGAGCTGCCTCCATTGAGTAATTTTTGAAGTCGTGAGATTTCGGCGATGTATTGTTTATACTTTTTTGAACCAATTTTCTCACTTCCCTTTAATCCCTGTAACTCTTGAATTTTTGCATTAATCTTTTCCTCAGTGTCAAGAAGTTCGACAATTTTTTGATGTGCATCGACCTGTTTTTGAAGTTTTGATTTCTTTTCTTCCTCTGGTTTATTTGCCTCTTCAAGTAATAACTGTGCTTCTTTTTGAAGTGCCTTAATTTTTTTCCATTTGATTTCATTTGCTCTACTTGTTGAACCAAAACCGGCCCAATTATCTTTCATATCCTCAGCGGATTTCATCAACTCTTTAGCCTTTTCTACTTTTATTTCTTGAGTGATTTTCTTGTACATATTTTTAGAAACCTCTTTTTGGATTTTATCTAAATCCTTAAGTTTGGCTGTTTCTAAATCATATTTATCAAGTAAGTCAGGATATTTTTGATTTAACTCTTCAACTAATTTTTTCCTTTCTTCAGTACCTGGATTCGTTTTCTTTAACTGTCCGAAAAGTTGATCTAATGCCACCTTTTCATCAATCATCCGCATATTTGCTTCCTTCGTTACCTCTCCCATTATTTTGGTGTGTAAAGAAGCACCTTTAAGCATTTTTGTAAGCGCATAAGCACCAGCGGCTAAGCCCGCAAGTAAAACAATCACCGCACCAAAAGGATTCATAGCCATAACAGCGTTGAGTACCTTCTCAGCACCAATCAATAACTTTATGGCACCAGTTACTGCAGTTACTGCGATATTCTCAAGCCAAATCCAAGCGACTTTAAGTTTTTTCTGAATTATTGATCTTCCTTCCCAAACAGCTAATAATTTTTTCATCACAAGATCTGCATTAGAGGCTACCCAAAGAGCACCATAAACAGCCGCCAATGTTACTATAACTGTTTTGTTTTGATCAAACATTTCAATAAGCCATGAGGTAGCACTTAATACTGGGCTTAATACAGAAGCTAAAATATCAAAAGCAGGAACTAAAACACCTGCAATTGCTCCACCCAGTGTAATTGATAAATCTTGAATTCTTGACCAAAGTTGTTGGAGTTTCTGTTTATTATTCATTGAGTTTTTAAGCGCCTCATCGGCCGCTCCGGTCGAGTTTTTAACCTCATTCATAACATTAGAAAGCTTCTTGGTTTCATCTGTCATAATGATAAATGCGGAACGAGCTTCTTTATCAACCAATCCCATTTTTGCAAGAAAGGAGGACTTATCTTCATTACTCATTCCTTTCATTCGTTTTTCCAAATCTTTAAATATGGCAGTCATTGAACGAATGGTTCCCTTCTCATCAAAAACATTGATTCCCTCAGCTTTTAAATTTTCACGAATGTCTGTTTTACCTAAAGCAGAAAAAGCATTTTCCATTAAAACGGCAGAACGTTCGGCACTTTGTCCTTTTCCTGTCATATATGAAAATACACCAGCTGTTTCTTTGAAATTAATACCAAGTGCTTTTCCTGAGGCAATTAGTCCTGGCATGTATTGGGCAAAATCTTTAAACTCTCCTGCTCCAACGTTTTTTGCTTGAAAAAAGGTATCTAGTACCTCTTTTGCATTCGTATTTTCTTTTCCGACAACAGATAAGGTTTGCGCAAGAGCATCAGCAACTACTATTTGGTCTGTAAAACCTGCCTTAGAACCTTTTAAAGCTTGTTTTAAAATATCAGTTGAAACTTTAACGTCTCCAGTTTGAGAGAGTATTTTTTCAAAAGCATCTGGAACAGTGTTTAAATCTGCACCATATTCAACTCCAATACTTCTTAGGTTTTTACCTAACTTTTCTAAATTTGGTTGTGATAATTGTGCGGTTGTATTAATTTTCGCCATTCCCTCCTCAAAGTCAAAGGCGCTTTTCCCAGCGGAAAATAAACCTGCGCCTGCTAAAGCAACTGGGTTTGTAATTAAATTGCTAAAGGGCAAGTTTGAAATGGCATCTTTCATGTTTCTTTTGAACACACTGCCATTGATGGTATCTAAATGCTGGATTTCTTTCTCCAGTTTTTTTATTTCGGTATTGTAAGCGCGAATGGAGTTTAAATTACTTTGTGGTATCCACTCCTTTTCGGCTTTAAGTAATTCTAGCTTTTGTCTTAAAGAACCAACAGAGTTTCCCATATCATGCATGGTAGTCTCAACTTTTTTGGTCATTTCGGACAAAGCTTTAAATTTTTTAACGGCAGTATCTCCCATTCCAGAGATTTTACCTAACTTAGATGAGATTTGGTCGTTAAGACTTAAAATATATGCTATGTTATTTGCCATTATTGTAATTGTGGGTTTGTCTGCGTTTTTTTACTTAATCATTAGGTCAATTCCTAAAGTAACTAATCACGTGACAGCAACTTTTTCAGGTTTAATACCTAATTTGGAAAGAGTATTTGGTCAACTATCTCCAGCAACTTTTAATACTTTAACTAAAGAGCAAAAAGTTATGGCCGTTGGAGAGTTTATTATTCAAATTGTTTCTCTTTCAATAGCTGCAATTCTAATTTATTCCTTGTTTTAAAAATTAAAATGCTTTAATTGATAAAAAGAGGCTAAGATTTCTCAGCCTCTTTTATTCTTAAATATTTCAATTCTTGTACTCTCATACACCACTCTTGGTCGCTGAGTAAATCAGGCTCCTGAATATTGTAGTACTTCCTCAAATTTGAATTAGCAATTCTAATCCAATCATCTGGATTAACCTCAGAAGCCTCTAAAGCTTTACGATCTCTGCCTCCTTAATTTCTATCAGTTCAATCGCTTTTGCACCAGCTGCTAAAAAGTACTTATCATTGTCTAGCAATTCTCTGTCCCCTTCAACATAACAAGCATTCAAAATCGTTTCATTGAATTTCACGATGTCTTGCTTCGCGTTGTTAGCATAGCTTAAGGTTTTGCGATTTGGTGCTTTGAAAATAGCCGCTTTATCTTCTACACTAATCATGAAGATTTCTCCGTGCTCGGCCTTCAGCTCGGCAATTCTTTCTTTTGTTGGCTTGTACATCTTAAATATTATTTTGCACGCGTAGTGCGATGAATGGTAAAGTGATTTCCATGAATTTGTCGCCTTGCTTCAATTCTTTTGGTGCTTCTGTGAAGCGTAAACCAACAACGCGGTCGGTTCTTGAAGCATCTGGTGGATTGCCGTAGTTGATTTCAGCATCTAAGCTCAAGCCTAAAATGGAACCATTACCAGCATTCTCTAAAGCCAAAAGCTCTGATTGCAACAAAGTTATTTCTCCTTCAATGGCAACATTACCCGATTGAATGCTATGAGGATGTTTGCCCTTAGCATAAATTGGCTCACGTTCGATTTTTTCAGAGTATTTCACTCCTCTGAAACCTGTGATGTCGTTACCTCCTAAAATGAGCGTTAAGTCAGCCCATTCGTATTGTCTTGTATCAAATGACATTTTAAATGAATTTAAAGATTAGTTAAAAGCCACGAATCCAAGTGGCACATCAATGTATCGAGCGATGCCTTTCGGTCTAACGCGCAAGTATTCCAACGTAATTCTTGAGGTACTTACCAAGTTCTGTGTAGAACTGATTTTACAAATTGCACCAAAATCATTTGGGTCTGCAGCATCAGCCGACAATTCGCCATTGTTCGTCATGTTAGCTTTAAGTGCTCCCAAAACTCGACCCTCTAACGTTTTGATGTAAGAAGAGTGAATGGTTCCAGTATTCGTTACCGGAATGTCCGCCAAGACTTCATCTAGCAAAGTATCGTAAGCGATTCTATACGCCTTGTCAATTACGCGTCTGTTGGTGATATGTGCGTAGTCTTCCGTTCCATCAGTTGCCATAGGGTCATCCGTAAAGAAGTAACCCGAACGACCATTGTGGTTACGGAAAGAAATGAATCCTTTGTCGTGCAATGCCTCAACATCGAACAGCTCGGGCGCAGTATCTTTGATGAAGACGTCTCCTGCAGTAATTGCACCGTCTAACACTTTACCAATGTTTACGTGAACTGAGTTCTTTGCAATGCGACCTGCCAATAAGCCAAGTGCTGCACCTTTGGAAGCATACGTTCCAGTTCTTGAATCCGTGTCGCCGATCAATATAGCAACTCGGTTGAAATTTGCTTCATTCAAGTCAGGTAGGGCACTCGGTGTACCGTTGAAGGCAAAGCCCTCCACCAATGTGAATACAGGAACGTTTTTGCGGTTCATGTAATCCACACAATAGATTTGCGCGGCGTTAACCAATGGCAATACTTCGTCTGACAATCCATCCTCAATTGTAATTGAAGCACCTGAATTGTTCACACAAGCTAAGCCCTTAATACTTCCATTAGCGGTATTTAGCAATGCTTCAATAGCGCCATCTGTCGCAAAATGGTCTATTAGTAAATCTTCTTTAGAAATACAAATCAACCAAATCTCTGCTCCTGTTCCGGCAATGTTAAAGAACTCATTGAAGAATTTATGAAGCACGTGGTTTTCCACATCGTCAATAATTCCCAAAGCTTCAACCGCTGCCAAACTTTTCAGTTGGTACGGAGTTCTGTAATCAAAAGTAGGTGTTCCCTCAGGAGCAGTTGCGTGCGCAATTACTCCTAAAATACCATCGGCACTTGGAACAACCGTTCCTAAGTTTCCGTTTTCAAATTCAATGTTTATTCCTGGTAACATTATGCTTCAGTATTGTCCTCGTTTGAGGGAGTTTGTGATTCGTTTTGAGCAGTTTCGATAAGTACTACCAATTCAGCGTTGGTTTCGTCCGTCACCTCAATGCCTAATTCAGCAGCCAAAGCTTTCAACTCTGCTTTTGTCATTTTAGACAATTTCTTTTCAGGTGAATGAGGCACAACAACCTTTTGCTCCAGTTCCTCAGGTCGTTCAACGTGGTTAACTGTTCTATCCTTCAAAGCTTTTGCTTTAGCATGGTTTTGTGCTGCGTTTTCAGTATAGAATTTCTTTCCATCTGATGTTTCAAAATACTCGTTTAACGAGGGATTTGCTTTAAAAAAATCTGTGTTCATGGTGTAATTTTTTAAACGCGCCAACGGACAACGAGTGCCACGGCAGCAATGATTAATAAAATAGTAAAAATGACTCCTAGCCAAATAAATGTGGTTTGAAACCAATTCAATTCTTGCTCCACCTGAACAGGATAAGGAACTGGTTGTCGAACGGTTTCAGATTTGTTGGTTGACTTGTATTTTTCCTTCCATTGAAAGAAAAGCTTTTCGGCTTCAGCACGGCAGTCAACCGTAAGTTTGTTGTTTTCGATGCCCACTTTAGGAGCACCAAGGTGATTTCCATTGATAGCCGATGTATTGGTAACAGTAATGTTTCCGTTGCTATCCACCACCAAATCTGCCGTAAAGCGAGACGAGTCAGGCTTTGTAACAAATACGGTATCGTGAATGGTTTCGGTTACTGTTACCTCTACAACTCGGTCAACATACACCACTTCTTTTGCCGGTTTGCAACCCACCACCAGGGCGAGTAGAAAAATGAGTGAAAATAATCGTATTGGTTTCATGTTAAATTCTTAAAAATCCTTTACAAGATGAAATTGTTCGTGTGCGTCTGCAAACTTCAAAGCCCTCTCTGGAACCATCGTCGTTGGTGTTTCCTTCAATTGTTTGAATTCTGTTGTTGCCGAGCACCTTCTCCACAAATCCAGTATGTCCTTGACCCTTGCCAAAATCCATAATGAAAATGTCGCCAGCTTCGGGAGTTGTTTTGCGCAACGATGGGTTTTCATTCCATTGTCTCAAAACGCCAGCGGTTTTAGTAAGTGGAACTTTGCAAGCTTCCTTTTTAGCTGCCTCACTTACACACCAGTAAACAAAAGCCATGCACCACGCATATCCTTTACCTAAACCAACACTTTTTAAATACTTTTCTACGTCATTTCCTGCGTTTGATCCTTTGGGTGATTCTTCAACGCCTAATTGGGTTATTGCGGTTTCAAGGCTTGATTTCGCTATTGATGTCATGACTTTCCGTTTAACTGTTTGTACTTTTTGAGTTCCTCTGTAAGATGGTTGATTGAATCCATCAGCTCATTTATTTGAAAATCTTTCGCCTTGATTATCTCACTTGCTCTGTCAAGTTCTGCAACTATCTTTTGGTAGCGCTCCACCCAATCATCAACTAGCTTTTGGTAATAATCAGCGTTTTTAACTGCGTTATCAATCTCTTGCGATTTAGCCTCTGCAAGAGATTTACGTCTTGCAAAGAACCATGTAACAAGGCTCGCAAAAAACCCTGTTACTATGGTTATCAATGCTTCTACCATTGCTTAGACGATTGCTCCGCAGTACTTTTGTTTCATTGGCATTGCAATGAAATAGTGGCGATAATTCAAACGGTTTGTTTGAGTTGCTGGATCAGTGTCGGCCTTTGCAAAATATTGTTTTGTGGCTCCTGTTTTCTTAGCAACATTGCTCGTTAAGAAGAATACTGAACCTTTTCTATCCGTACCAGAAACAACTGCTCCGAATGGTTTTTTCTCCCACTCATCGTCCTCGTTTAATTCAAAATAAGGGTTTCCTAAATAACTGTAGATTTCAAATCCTGCAATCATCGGTGCTACTTTACCTTTATTGATGTCTGCCAATAAAGTAGCCATTGAATTGCGGTCTGCACCAACCAATAGATCGTTGTAATGATCAGTTGATAAAACTAATCTACGTCCTTCCTCTGGGCAGTCCATTTTGTCTAATTTATCCTTAGCAGCAACGATGTCTGCATAAGTTAAACGGTTACGTCCACCAACTGAAACAGCCGTACCTGTGGCAACCAAAATCGGTGTGTCCGTTGTATCTGCTGCAGGTGCTAAAGCGTGAATTGCTTTCTTGAACTTGTTTTTCAACATTGCTCTTGTGTGCGAACCAGTAACAGAATCAATCTTAGGGTAAGCAGCACCCATGATTTGGTCATCAGATAAGGTTGTAACTTTGGTTTGGTATTTATCCAACTGGATGATTACCTCGCCATCTTCAAACGCTTGTGATGCGATTGGATAGGTTGTGTTGTTTATCAAAACATCTGCTTCGAATGTTTCAACCGGGATGTGAATAGCGTTTAACTCACTTGCCGAACCTGAACCCATTTCTACGACTGTTACGTCTAATTCTGGAATTCCGTCCAACCACGGAGCGCTAACTAATGATGTAATAATGAAGATTACTCTCTTCAACCATACTTCTGGAAATGTACTTGGCATACTTTTTTAATTTGAAAATTTGAAAATTGATTAATTTGAAAATGGAGGCTTAAGAGAATAACTTAGCGTAAGCGTCCGGGCAATCGTTTCTGAAAGACAATTGTTGCGCCTCCGTCAACTTTTGGAAATCGTCCTCCGTTTTCACGTTTGCGAACTCTCCAGTTGCAGGAATTACAGTTGCACCAGCCAATGAAGCTTTTGCAGGAATAGCTTCCAAGATTCCTTTTGCCGATTCAAAATTTGTTTTTGCAAGGCTTAAGAAATGTTCTTTTTTGTCGGCAGTGATGCGTCCATCTGTAACAGCTTGGTCAACCAAAGCGGTTGCCTCCTTGTCGGCGATTGCTTGCAATTTTGCTTCAACTGCTTGGCGAGCTACTTTCTCAGCATCAAGCTGTGTTCCTAAGGCCTTGTGGTCAGAAACTAATTTTTCGATTGCTGAACTTAAAGCCACGCCGTCATCCGCATTTTGCAGACCTAACGCTACTAAAGTCATCAATGATAGATTTAACTTTAACATATTTGGGTTTTTGAAATTACTTGGTAAATTTTGGAGTGATAACTTGATTTCCTCCTCTGGAATCAATTCTCCTGTTTCTGCGTACAGTTTAATGGCGTTGGCGTTGGATGGAATAGAAACAATCGAAGCCTCTAATAATTCGCTTTTTTCGAGTTCAAACGTTCCATCGGATAATGCAACCATGAATGATCTGTTAAAAGATAGTCCCATTGAAACACCTTTCAAAAATCCGCGTTCAACTTTGCCGGCTATCTTTTTTGCGCTTTCGTCCTCCATGTCAAACTCAGTATCGGCCTTCAATAACTGTCCTTCGATGCGTATGTTTGTCCATTTGCCAATTACCGAACTGGTACTTCCTCCAAAATGCGAATCCAACATAACAGGATTGGCTTTGAATCGCTCCAAATCAATACCCGCATTTTTGGTTCTAAACCCGTAAGAGTTTAGTTTGGATTCGTCATTAAGGATGAAAGTTGGCATCTAACAAAAATTTAAACTGTAACACAATGAGGATACAAAAGTGAGTGCCTTTTCACGTGTAGTCAAAAAGTTGTGCAAGGCTTTCAAGATTTTTTCACAAACGTCTTAAATCACTTCAATTTTGTGGTTAAAAGGAAGTTATGGGAATCAGTAAAGCGCAAGAAAAAGAGTTTGCTAGAATGCTATTTGTCAATGAAAAGCTAAGTCAAAAGGAAATAGCGCAGCGTGTAGATGTGTCTGAGCGCACACTTAGTAAATGGGCAAAGGATGGCAAATGGGAACAAATGCGCAAATCAATGTTGGTTACAAAAGACCACAACTTATTCCTATTATACGAGCAATTGCAGGCCATAAATGAAGACATCCAAAGTCGTGAAGTTAAATTTGGCAACCTAAAAGAAATCCAGTCGATTGCAATGCTCACAACTTCTATTCAACGCCTAGAGGTGGAGACATCGGTTGGCCAAACGATTGAAGTTGCAAAAGGATTTATTGAATTCCTGCGCCAAATTGATGTTGATAAAGCAAAAGAAGCTACTACTTACTTTGACGCATACATTTTAACTCGTATGAAATAGGTATGGCAAAATATACAGATAAACAGTATTTACAGGATTGGCAGTCATTTAGAACAAGCATTGCCGCGTCCAGTTCCATTGATCCTGGTGAAAGCGAAGCGGAAAAAATAAAACGTGTCAAACGCTTGGAACAAAACCCTGAAGAGTGGTTTAAATATTACTTTTCATTATTCTATTCCTCAGAGCCCGCACCGTTTCATTTAAAGGCATCCAAACGTATTTTAAACAATCCCGAATGGTTTGAGGTGCGTGCGTGGTCGCGTGAGCTTGCCAAATCTGCTCGCACAATGATGGAGGTACTTTTCTTAGCCGTAACAGGCAAAAAGAAAAACATACTGATGGTATCGGCCACACTCACAGACGCAGAGCGTTTGTTATTGCCCTATAAGTCTTTATTAGAATCTAATCTTCGTGTCAAAAATGATTACGGCGAGCAAGAAAGCCTTGGCAATTGGACTTCAACGGAATTCATTACTAAACCCGGTGTTTCCTTTAGAGCTATCGGAGCAGGACAATCTCCTCGTGGTACCAGGAAAGATGAAGTGCGTCCCGATGTAATTCTTGTGGATGATATTGACACAGATGAGGAGGTACGTAATCCTGACCGAATTGATAAAAAGGTTGAGTGGGTAGAAAAGGCCTTATTTGGTACCCGCTCCATTTCCAATCCAATGTTAATTATCATTTGTGGTAACATCATTGCCAAAAAAACAACGGTCACTGAACTTGCAAAAAAAGCCGATTGCTTTGAGGTGATCAATATACGTGACAAAGATGGTAAATCAACATGGCCAACCAAGAACACGGAGGAAATGATTGATAGAACGCTTTCCAAAATAAGCTATAACGCTGCACAGGGAGAGTACTTCAATAACCCAATGAAGCGTGGTAAAGTTTTCAAGCAATTGAAATACGGTAGAGTTCCTGCTATTCACACGTGTGAAAAAGTAGTTGTGTATGCTGACCCTTCAACATCTAATAAGGATAAAAGCGGCGGCTCAGCAAGCTGTAAAGCCGTTGTAGTGATTGGCTACAAACATTTTCAATTTTTTGTATATTGGTTAAGAGTAGATCAAACAAGCAATTCAAAATTTGTCGATTGGTTATTTGATGCGCACGAATACCTTACTAAAATGAAGGTGGACACCAAGCGACTTTGGATAGAAAACAATTCATTACAGGATTCATTCTATGAGCAAGTTATTCAACCTGAAATACGCAAACGTTCTTTAATTCGTAAGTCACGATTACCAATTTCAAAAGACACCAGGAACAAACCTGATAAATATTTTCGTATCGAGGGAACACTGGAACCAATACACCGGGATGGCGATTTAATCTTTGATGAAAAGTTAAAAGATACACCCGACATGGAACGTGCCGAGGATCAAATGTTAGATGTTTCTCCAAGTTCTAAAGTAATGGACTTTCCAGATGCATTAGAAGGTGGCATTCACAAATTACAGGAAAGTAACATCGTTATCGAAAACACATACGCGGTTGGTAAACGCATTTCATTTAAAAATTAATATATGCCATTTTTAAACAAAGAGGAGCTACAAACTTCTATTTATCAATTTCAAATCGACCAAATAACGGAGGGCGATGACACTATAATTGAAACTGGAATTGCAACGGCAATCGAGGAGGTAAAGAGTTATTTAGACATCAACAATCAGCGCAAGAACTCTGATGGGCGACTGCTCTATGATACTCAAGCCATTTTTAATGCCTCAGGAGAGGATCGCAATTCCTTGATTCTAGCGCATACTAAAACCGTTGCAATTTGGCATATCATTCAATTGTGTAATGCCGATGTGATTTATGAAAACGTTAAAGAACGCTACGACCGAGCTATTTCTTGGTTGCGTGATTTAGCAAGCGGAAAAGTAAATCTAAGCACCTTGCCACAGCTTGATCCTGAAGGGGAAAATCCTGCGGCTAATTTGCCCTTTAGAATGGGTTCACGAACTAAATTTAATCACGAGTAATCATGGGAATCTTAAAAAACATTGGCGAGGGTTTAGCCATTATAGAAAGCAAAGTTTCAACACTTAGCGCAAAACCAATTGTAACAGACGGTAAACTTTCAAAAGCTGAATTAGCGGCTGCTTTAAAAGATGTGAAGCGTGTGTTGCCTTACAAAATGAAAGCAGTTAGCAACAATCGTCAAGATATTAAAACGTGGAAAGATGCCTTAGATATGGCACAGTCTGACGAGCCAAAGAACTTCGCACTCCAGGACCTTTATACACGAGTAATGGACGATGCCTTACTTTCCTCTCAAATGGAAAACAGAATGACCAAGTTGTTTGGCATAGAGTGGAATTTGGTGAATCCAAAAACAGGAGAGGCAGACGAGGAACAAACCACCAAGCTAAAAGATTCAAACGCCTGGAGAGAGATTACTAAAGCGATACTGGAAACGCATTACGTGGAATACAACTTGATTGAACTGTCACTCTCCAAAAATATTGACGGTGAGGATGTCATCAATATTGATAGGTTACCACGAACACACATTGTTCCGCAGTTAGGACGATACTATTTTGACTACACTGAAGATAAATTCATTGAGTATAGAAATATGCGTGAGTATGGAATTTATATTCTTGAATTTGACTCTAAAAAACGTGGCTTAATCAATAAAGCAATTCCTCATGTGCTGATGAAAAAATTCTCACAAAGTTGTTGGGCTGAATTGTGTGAGATTTATGGTATTCCACCGCGCTTCATGAAAACCAATACGCAAGACAAAGCAATGCTTAATCGCGCTGAAACAATGATGAGTGATATGGGTGCAGCTGCTTGGTTTGTAATCGATGAAACAGAGGAGTTCCAATTTGCTCAAGGTGTTACAACTAATGGTGATGTATATCGAAATTTGATTACTCTTTGTAACAATGAAATGTCGATGTTGGTATCCGGTGCAATCATTGGACAAGATACAGTTAACGGAAACCGCTCAAAAGATGAAAGTGCAAAAGATGTACTTTGGGATTTAGTACTGCAGGACGTAGTTACCTCTCAAGATTATTGGAATAGAACCGTTTTACCTGCGCTTAAGAAATTAGGATTTGTAAAAGGTGATGTAAAGTTCAGATATACCATTCCAGAGGATTTAACTGAAGATTGGAAACGCGTTGTGGATGCGCTGCCGTTTTTTGATGTTGATCCGGAATGGGTAAAGAAAACATTTGGCATTGAAATCATTGGCAAGAAAGAAGCGCCTAC